TTATTTGCAACCTGAGCAAACTTAGCATCTGCGGCGGCTTGTGTGTACGTGTTAGCAAGCTCAAAAGAACCGTAGGCTACAATGTCTACAATGTCACCTGCTGTAGCACCTGTTGTCAATACAACACTGGTTCCATTAGTTGCTGTAAAGTCTGTACCCGCAAGGAGCTTGACACCGTTAAGGTAGACATCTACAAAACCAATGTCGTAAGTAATAGCAAATGTTGTTTGGCTTGCCGTGGCTGTGTATGTCTGACGTTCTGACGTACCGTTGACAGCACTACCTGCCGCTACCCATGAAGAGCCTGTGTAGACGTACATGAGTTCTGAAGAGGTGTCAAAGTATAAAGCACCTGTAATCAGTGCATCGCCATCGTTGTCCAATGCAGGAGCAGTTGCTTTAGCTCCTAGGTAACGATCATCAAAGCTGTCAAACGATGCCGCCGCATTAGTTTCAGAAGTAGCCGCATTCGTTTCACTTGTGGCCGCATTCGTTGCTGATGTAGCGGCATTGGTTTCTGATGTAGCCGCATTAGTTGCTGAAGTGGCCGCATCAGTAGCACTACCAAGGATAGAGTCTACATAGCCCTTACGTGTTAATTCATCATCTGTTGCGGGTGTTGCTGTAGATGTAATTGCGTTTGTGCCTAGCGTAATGTCGCCAGTCATCGTACCACCTGCTAACGGCAGATAATCAGCAACCTCTGTCTGGACGTAAGCCGTTGTAGCAATCTGTGTTGTGTTGGTGTCTGCGGAGGCTGTAGGAGCCGTAGGAGTGCCTGTAAGCGCAGGAGAAGCTGTGACAGCATAGTCACCTAGCTCAGTCTGCACATAGGCTGTTGTAGCCACTTGAGTGGTGTTTGTATCAGCCGCCGCTGTAGGGGCTGTTGGAGTACCTGTCAATGCAGGAGATGCTAAAGGAGCCTTGAGTGCAAGACTATTTGTTACGGTTGTAGAAAAGTTAGCATCATCACCAAGTGCCGCCGCTAGTTCGTTAAGCGTATCTAAAGCACCGGGAGCACTGTCAATCACTGCACTGACTTCAGAGTCTACATAGCCTTTAGTAGCCGCATCAGTAGATACTGTTGGCGTACCAAGACCTGTAATCTTGTTTGTACCCATTGCGATAGCACCAGACATAGTGCCACCGGAAAGATTGAGTTTTGTTGCATCACCTGTGTCAACATAGGCTTTGACAGATTGCTGTGTTGGTATTAGTGTAGCAGAGTCTGAAGCCATGTTGTCTTCATCAACAAAGGCTGTTGCTGTAATTGTACCATCAGACAAGCTACCAAACTGTACTGTGCCTGAAGTGGTAATAGAAGAAGGGGTAGTACCTAATTCAACGACTGATCCGCCGTTGTCTTGTGTAAACAGTCGCTTGTCTTCAGTGTTGACTGCTACCTCACCCACATCTACATCGGATGTCGTAGGTACTTGAGAAGCGGTTGTAGATTTCTTGAGGAGGATTTTAGAGGCCATTACCTAGTCCTGTTGTGGTTGGGTCAATGTAGAGATAACCCCTCCGTAGAGGGGCTACCAAAAGGATACTATTAGCCCGGAAGTGCTAACAAGAATCCAGTTTCAGGACGTAATACCTGTACACCGTACAGTGTATCAGCAGTCATCAGGTCAGCAAGGTACTCTTGCTTGTACTGAGTTTGTGTGCGAACATTCATCTGCTCTGCCAACACCATAGTGTCTTTGTGTGCCAAGATAGCACCACGAGTGTCGTTGACAGAAGTAGTTGCAGTGTTCTGAACTGCTGTTTCAATAACAGGTACGTTAGAAGAGACGTAAACGTCTACACCGTACAGGCTACCGATTTGACCGTTGTTGACGCCACGACCATCTACGAAATCAGATGAGTTGTAACGATCAATACCCAAGATGTCACGACGAGCAGAAGGAGGAATCACGATGAAACGTCCGTCCATTGGTGTGTCTTGGTCATCCATGAGCTTGATAAGCTGACGGAAAGCAAGGTCAGTGAAGACATCAGTGTCTTCCATAGTGTCGTCAGCGTAAGTAGCAATGCCGCTTGAGCCGTTGACGTAGTAGGCGTTTGAGTGTTCCCAGTTAGCAGGATCAGTTGGGTCTGTAGCAGTACCGTCACCAAAACGCAAACCAAGGTTGTACAAGTCATCGTCAAGCTGAAGTGCCAACGCATAACCTGCATCGTCAGTGTAGAAACGACGCATTGAGTCAAGAGCCTGAACACCTACGATGTCTTCAATGAAGCGTGAGTATTCAAAGTGCTTGTCAATGCTGATCTGTACTTCTGATTCAGTGTCAGCTTGAATGGTGACTGCAGTGTTCGCCGCCTTAGCTGTGGCAGTACCACGAGTAGGCTTAGGAATATGCAGAGTGTCACCCTTCTTACCAACCATGCTCATCTTGTTGACGAGGTTAGCGAGAACGAGGTTCTTCTTGTATGCGGCTACAATTTCATCAGACCAGAGTTCTGGGATGAACGTAGCGGCGGCGGTGGTATTAACAATGGAGGAGGCTCCTCCGGGATATGCGACTTTAGCCATGATAATCTCCTATAAAGCTATCGTACACGACCCTCAGCGTATGCAGTGCGAATCTCTTCCGCTAATGACATATACCTGTCAGGGTCAGTTTGCATGAGTTTTATGATGTCAGCACGGCGATATACTTTACGAGATGGAGCTTCTGCGCTTCCCTTAGTGTTCCCTGTAGATGCAGATTTAACTTGTTGCTTACGAGCGTTCTTCTCTGTTTCTACTGTAGTGTTCATCAGTTCCTGACGTTCTTTCCACAATGTAAACAGTTCGTCTGCGGCATCGTAATTATACTGCTGATCTGCTTGTTGCAATAAATTGGTTCGCACCTTAGACTTCCCTACCCAATCCATAAACTTCTGGTCTTGGATAATGTTTTCAAAGTCTGGATGTTGCGACTTCAATCGTGCCATAGCTTCAGACTGTTTTAACTGTGCTGTTACAGCTTCAGCCTCTTTTAGCTTTGGATGATTGTTAATTGCATATTCTACAGCTTTCTGAGGGTCTTCAAAGAAGTCTATCTCTTGTGCCGTACTAGCGTGGGCTTGTTCTTTTTCTGCCAGTTGTGTTTTGACAAAGTCATCAACGATGCGTCTAAGCTCTCCAACTTCACTACTTTGGCGACCTAGAAGCTTTTCAGCCTCTTGGTGCATACGGACAATATCTTTAATGTCCTTACCCTGATATTTGTCAGGAATGCCATCGTCGTCGTCTGTTGGTGTTTCTTGAGTAGGTTGCTCTTGTTGAGTCTCCTCAAGGTTTGCGAGTTCTTCGTCCTCGTTTAGTTCTTCGTCTTCACGCTGATCTATAAATGTTGCCATTATCATATACTCCGTGCCGTAGCATTATGGAAGTGTTATTTATTAGCGGCTCTCTCGTGATCTCTTGCCCACTTATCATCAGCATCGGGCCATCCGAAACCGTTGAACTTCGTAGAGATTGGAGAGATTATCCGCTGTGCGGTGTTGCCACATTCCAGACAAGTAGTGAAAACATCAGTGCTATCCACCCATTGTTCTTCAATGTGATTGCATTCGGTGCATTTAAAGTCGTACCTACGAATCATCAAATTTTTCCATAATCAAATCGTAGTGAGACTTAATGCCCGTTTCAAATCGTAATACCCGGAAGAGCATAGCCCTTTCTCCTTTGATACGACTTAAATCTGTTTCATCCTTGATGTGTTCAATTTTATATCCATCATGGATTTCTTTAGTTTCTTCTATGAACTGTTTCCAACCATCGGAAGCAAACAATTCAAAATATGTCTCGTAATACTTTTGTGTTTCTTGATCCAAAAGAATTATCCTTAATGGTTCTTTAGATATATTGTACCATACTTTTTAGAAAATGTCAAGCACTTTCTGCAACTTTCTCACTAGCCTTGGTTCTGGGCTTGGGGGATTGCTTGGAGATTTGCTCCTCCAGTTGGTCGATTCGTTTGTTCAGGAAGTCGAACCTGTTGTTGATTTGATCCAATAGTTTCTGCATTTCGGTTGGTGTTAGCATTTGTCACTCCTTGTGATGCTCTCATTTGCATTTCTTTGAGCACTAATTCGGCTGTTTTAGCCCTACGCTCAAATTCTTTATCATCTTCAATGCCCGGTTCTAGGTTAGTAGAAAGAGCTTTGATGCGATCTGTCATAGCTTCATATTCAGCTAATTGTGTTTCTGCACTGTACTTCTCAGCCCGTGCTCGTGATTCAGCCGCTTGTCCTGCAAAAGCATCAATCTGTGCTTGTAACTGTGCCATTTGCATTTGAGCTTGCTGTTGTTGTATTTGTTGTGCTTGTGGGTTAGGCTGTGATGCCTGACGCAATGTCCCAATCAACTCTTCACGATTAGAGATGTTCATGTGGTCAATGATGGCCTCAAGCAACATTGGATACATTGGTGACTGCTTGTCCATTGTTTGCAATAGCTGTACAAGCTGTGTCACTTCGTACTCACGAGCAATAATACCCAGTGAGCTAGAAGGAATAAACTTAAAGTCTTGTACAGGATACAAGTCAGGTGCAAACTGCATATAACGCCATGCACTCTTCTCAATCATTGGAATCAAGAAGGAGTC